TGAAATAGTGCGGTATATAGACTTACTGTATATAAACTTACTCTTAAAAAGACTTACTGATAGCGCTCGTTCGGATACAAGTATCCTCACTCGCGCGGTCGTCATTTGATTAAAAGATTGTACGCGAGAAAGAGGATGCGCGGTAAATGACACAACTACTGGATCGCGTAAGAACTTGTGAGCATATTCGAAGAAGTATACACACGATGAATCCGCACGGCGTCAGCTAGTCGACCTCAACTATATCCGCCTCGAACTGAACGTAGAATTGACCGTTTTCTATCATCGATGCACTTCCCTTACTAAGTTGACCTATGTCAAGTGAATAGCGATCATAAATTGTTGGCAGTTTCATGCCATGCAAAACAATTCGAGCCTCTTTCTGGTAGCTATATTTCGGGAATTTATAAAATAATTCTTCCCTTTTATTCGTCGGTTCGATGAAAAACACATCTTCTTCAAAGGCGGAGTAATTGATATGTCTGATATCGAATGACAAGCCATTCCTAATCAAGGCGTCAGCTACTTGGATTCGGAAAGGAAAGGCATGGAGGATTAATGCTGCAGGTGAACTCCCCGGCGAAATAACATTTTTCGCCTTGTCATTTGTAAACCCACTAAAGATCCTTTCGTCGAAATAATGCGTAATGGTCTGTTTCCCTGGAGCAGACACATTATCAAGCACATCGAATCCTCGGTATGAGTAAAAACAGAATGTGGGCACGAACAAAGAAGACTTTCTGCGCAATAACACATATTCTCCGTCCGGGATGACTTCAAGATCATTACCAAACCGATTTTCGCATTCAATCACACGAGGATCATTCTTTTTTAATCGTGCAAAAACAGCTTCATACAAATCACCTTGTTCCATATTTCCTTCAAGTTTTGCAATTCGAACGTATTGGCCAGGGCAGGAAAAGCTAAGTTCCCCAGATTTTAGTTTAGTCAACCATTTCTTCGCTCCGACTTTTAAAAGAAATAACGAATGATCATCAGGAACCATGGTATACCCCCTGTAGTTTGTTCATTATCTAGAAATTGGCATTAAGACCCCCGTTAAATAGTAGCACATCTACGCGGCGCCCGACCAGATTCCGCGCTTTTCCATTTCACGAAAGGAGGTCATTTGAACGATGGCTAGAGAGTTAACGCCAGAACAGAAAGTAGCGATCGGGTATTTGTCGCAACCTAAGCGCGGGGGGAAAACGATGGAAGAGATCGCTAAGGAGTGTAATGTATCGCGCCAGACTCTATATGATTGGACGCGACAGTCTTATTTCGACGCGGAACTAAAGCGTCAGACCGCAAGGAACGTGAGCAAATTAGTGCCCGACGTATTGGACGCGATGTACGAAACGACACTCGTTGATAAGAACGCGGCTGCAGCGAAGTTAATACTTCAGGTAGCCGGTATGTTAACGGATAAACTCGAAGTAGAAACGAAGAGTACAACGGAAGTTCCCGACTTAGATGAACTGAAGAGAATGGTCGCGGAAATAGACGATGTAAAGTAGCGTGATTTTTAGTCCCATATAATGTAGAATTCCGCGAGGAACAGGTTTACACCATTTTACATTAAGCGCGATTTCATCCGCTGCGGGCTTCCGGCGCGCGACCCCTCCGGAAATTTTCGGGGCCACTGCATAAACGATGCATAAACGGGCGGTCGCGCCGGGAAATAACCGGTGAGGCGAACGGTAGAAACAGCGACGTTATGCGATTTGCATAAACGATGCATAAATGAGGAAAACGAGCGGAATGCCGAACGAAGCAATGGCGCGGGTTCTCGCGTTCGTACTGAGTCCGAGAGGAATTCTTATGTTAACTGCGTTATGCACTCGGATGTATAAGCGCCGGGAGGGGGTACACCACCCCCGCCACCCCCTCCGCGACACCGCGACAGCCGCCCGAAAAATCCGCGAATCAAAATTTATCTTTGACTTTACTACGCGAAAGCGGACGCAAGGCTACCGAACTGCCTAATCGGTGGCCTTTTTCTGTTTTCGCTAAGCCAACGGAAGGGAGGCGATATGCCATCGCATGGGTAAACGGAAAATGGCTCGATAGGCCAGCGCGCCAGGAACTGATCGACACGCTGCGAGAGGGTACCGCCAAGCTCCGAAAGAAACTCGAGGACAACCGGATTACCGCAGACGAAGCGGTGCAACTCCGGGCATGGCTCGGCGAAATCAAGCGCCTCGAACGTATTCACCGCGCGGAGGTCGATCTCCTCTACTTCGCGTACGAATACTTCGGGGAGCGGTACAACCCCGACAACAGCGGAAACTGGATCCCGTGCGACATATCGGAGGCGCCCGAGTTCCACCACGAACTCTGCTCGATTATGAATACGGTGTCCACGCAGGAGTTCAACGCGAAGATCGGGTGGGCGGCCCCCCGTTCGCACGCGAAGTCCTCGTACTTGTCGAAGGCGTTCCCAACGCGGGAAATCTGCTTCCGTAAACGGAAATACATCATCATCATTTCCGAGACGCCGTCGGTCGCAACGTCGAACCTCGAGTGGATCGCGAATCAGCTTAAATCGAACGCGAAGCTCCGGGCGGACTTCGGCCCCCTATTGCACCCGAAGCAGCAGGTCAACCCGAAGGACAACACGTCGGAGTTCGTCGCGTGGGAGCAGCGGGGGAACGAAGAGCAGAAGCTGCTGACGCTCGTGCAGGCGGCCTCCACCGGCCAGGCGTTGCGCGGCCGGAACTGGAACGGGTACCGCCCGGACTTGATTATATGCGACGACCTCGAGTCGAAGAAGAACACGAACACGGCCGAGCTGCGCCAGGAGATGCGCGATTGGTTCACGCAGACCGTCATGCCACTCGGGGACCCGGCCGGTAAGAAGACGGCGGTAGTCTTCATGGGTACGATGGTCCACGCGGAGTCCCTTCTGCGGTATGTACTCGACCGTGCCGACTTCAAATCGCGCCTGTTTAAAGCGTTGATTGACGAGCCGGAGCGGATGGACTTGTGGGAGAAGTGCCGGGACATCTATCTCAACGCGGACAATCCGAATCGGGCGGAGGACGCAGAGGCGTTCTACCTCGCGAACAAGGACGAGATGGATCGGGGCGCGCGCGTCCTTTGGCCGGACGTGCAGCCGCTGTGGAAACTGATGCGGTGGAAGTGGGACAACGGGTCCAAGGCGTTTTCGACCGAGTATCAGAACACGCCGATCGACGAGGAGTCCCAAATCTTCAACCCGGATAAGTTCCGGTACTATGACGAGTCGGATCTCTTTGACGCAACGGGCCGACCGCTGCCCCTCGACCTGTTCGCGTTTTGGGACATCGCGTTCGGGAAGTCGAGCCGGGCTGACTTTAACGCCATCGTGACGGTCGGCCGCGACAGGCGCACCGGGGTTATCTACGTCCTGGACGCGTGGGCGAAACGGTGCCCCGCGCACGTTGCCCTCGAGGAGGCCGTCGAGAAGATCAAAACGTTCGGCCATCGAGTGTTCGGCGTGGAAACGGTCCAGGCGCAGCACGATCTATACCGCCAACTGCAGGAGCGTCTCGCAAAAGAACGGATCTACGCAACGAAACTAAAACCGATTGTCTCGCGCAAGAAGAAGGAAGAGCGTATCGAGGCGCTGGAACCGCTTATCGAAAGCGGTTTTTTACGTTTCAACCGGAGTCACCGATTACTTCTCGAGCAGATGGAGCAGTTTCCCGGCGGGACTTACGACGACCTTCCGGACGCTCTCGCGGGTGCGGTTGAATTGGCCGGAGGGGTTCGGCCGCAAAGACGCGTGTTCTACACGAAACCTGACGGTATTTAACGGAGGTGAGGACGAATGTTCCAGATAGGCGAATACTATCCGCCATTAGCGCACGAGGCGCGCATCAAGCGGTATCGCAACAACAAGAAACTCGTGCAAGGGTTCCACTACGACGTGTTCGAACGCGTCCACAACCGATTATCGAAGACCCAACGGGACCTCGTGTATATCTCCGCGAACCTTCCGGGCGTGATCGCCAAGAAGAGTGCGGATTTTTTATTCGGGGAAACGCCCAGTATCACGGCCGGCAGGGAAAACTCTCCCGAGCAGCACGCGATTGAGCGGATCATCGAGGAGAACGACCTGCACATCACGAACTACGAGGCGGCGCTCGGCAACTCGTATCGCGGCGACACCTTCTACAAGATCAAGTGGGCGCAGACCTGGCGTGGGGTCTTGCCGGAGGATGTCGACCCGTTCCGCGTTATCATTGAAGCGCAGAATGCTTCGTTTGTGTTTCCGGAAACCTTGCCGGGGAATTCGAAACAGATCGTCGCCTATCACATCGCGGTCCCCGTACCGGTGGACGACTCGGATGGAATCGAATGGTTCCTCAAGGTGGAATCGCATTATCCCGGTAGGATCGTGAATCGTGAGTTCCGAATGCAAGCGATTCAAACGAACGTCGATAACGAGGTCGTCCTATGGAAAATTTACGCGGAGATCGCTCCGGCGTACAAGGTCGTGGAAACGGGCGTTCCGTTCCCGTTGGTCGTACATGTGCCGAACTTCGCGCTCGATGATTCGTGGGAGGGCATCGATGATCTCACGGAACACATGACGCTGTTTGACGAGATTAACAACCGATTGAGTCAAATCGCTGTCATCCTCGATAAGCACGCGGACCCTGCCATCGCTTTACCTTCGGGGATTCTCGAGATGGACGAGAACGGACAACTGGTATTCCGTGTTGGCGCGATGAAGGTATTCGAGGTTCACGATAAAAACGACGTGATCCCGCAATACATTACGTGGAACGGGGAGCTCGAGGCCGCGTTCAAAGAGTTGGAGCGACTGGTGGACCTGCTTCTGACGGCGGCGGAACTCCCGGCGGTTGCTCTCGGAAAGGACAACGCCGGTACATCCGGTGCTTCCGGCCTTTCAATCAAGTGGCGTATGAACAGCCTCCTCGCGAAGATTAACCGGAAACGCCAGTATTACGATAAGGGCCTGCGGAATGTCCTGTATATCGCGCAATTGCTAGAACACGCACAATCCGGCGAGCGGCTCGACTATAAACCGACCTGGCCGAAGATCAACTTCAAGGACGGTCTCCCGGACGACGATCTCGAAATGGCGAACATTATGAGTATTCGTACGGGCGGAAAACCCACAATCAGCCAGCGCACCGCGATCAAACTTCTCGACGACCTTACCGACGAGCAAGTCGAAGAGGAACTGAAACGAATCTCGAAGGAAGAGGAATTCGCGGACGCTTCGGTATTCAACCGGGAGGGAGGCGCTGAATAATGCCCCTGCCTCCCGATCCGACGTATGAGTACGAGGTCAACCGCCTTGTCACGTATTACAAACGGGCGATTTCCGAAATCGTCCACGAACTTGAGCGGCTCGACCTGACGGACATCTCCCGAGCGAATGCGCAAGCGGCACTCGCTGCGATCGCGGAAATCCTCAAAGGATTGGATGCCGAATCAGCCGCGTGGGTAGAGGAGAACGTCTCCAAGGCGGCACTCGACGGAGTCGTACGCGCGATTCTCGCGGTCGGCGCGGTCGAAACCGTTGCCGAAGCGCGGACCATCGCGAAGTTTAACCGGTTGAATCAGAGTTTGGTGGCGGCGGTGGTTGCCGATACCCAAGCGGACCTGCTCGCGGTAACCCGGAATGTCGAGCGGAAAGTACGTGCCGCCGTACAATCGGCGGTGGCCGAGTCCCTCCGCGCTAATGTCTCGAAGGGAATCAACGGGCGCCGTACGATCAATCGCGATATTCTAACGGGGATGAAGCGCTCGCTCGGTGACTCCGTAAATACCGGGATCATTGATGCGGCCGGCCGACGGTGGCGCCCCGAGGTGTACGTCGACATGGTCTCGCGGACGAAATTGATGTACGCGCACACGGAAGCAACGGTAAACGAGGCGTTGGGCCGCGGGGTGCAATACGGGCAAATCTCCCGACATGGCGCGACGGATGCCTGCCGAAATTATGAGGGGAAAATCGTCAAGTTGGTTCCGGAAGCCCCCGGTCCTTACCCATATGTCGGGGACTTGCGCGGTCGCCGAGACATTTTTCATCCGAATTGCCGCCATCTTGTAAACCCGGTTCGTAACCCCGAAAGCGCTGTTTAATTGGCGCTTTTTCTTGTCCTGGCGGAAGACGTTAAAAGCCGCAAATATACGAGGCGTTGCTCGGTAAAAACGAATTGGAGGTAATTTACATGGAACAGCAACAGACTCAAGCGGTAGACAATGCGAACACGTCCGCGGGGACGGTAAATACCGATACGCAACATCAAGCAGATAGTACCGCTGGCCAGCAAGCTGATAAAAAGTCTGACGAGATTATGATTCCAAAAACTCGTTTCGACGAAGTCAACACGAAATTCAAGGACGTCCAAAAGCAGCTCGAAGAACTCATGCGCGAAAAGCAAGAGCGTGAAAAGGCGGAGGCAGAGAAGCGTGGAGAGTTCGAGAAACTCTACCAGGAAACTTCTAAACAAGCCGAAACCATTAAGCAGCAGGCAGAAGCAAATGAAAAGCGCGTCCAGCAACTGGAAGGCGTAATTCAACAACTGCTCAGCTCAAAACTCGAAGCAATCCCCGAAGAAATGCGAGATCTCATTCCGAGCAACTTTACAGTCGAGCAAAAGCTCGAATGGCTCGCGACTGCAGAGAAGAAAGGTTTGTTCGCGAAAAAGCATCAGCAGCAAATCGGGGGCGACACGAACACTTCCGACAAACAGTCGACTAATCTGAACGCTTTGTCACCGATTCAAATGCTCAAAGCCGGTTACGGCTCTAAATAAGACGCCATTTCGGCGTCTTTTATTATTCAACCAAAAGGAGAGATTTTTAAATGGCATTGACCCTTGTCGAAGCATCCAAACTTTCTCAGGACACCCTGCAACGTGGAGTTATTGTAACATTCGCCCGTAGTTCCGCGATTCTGGAAATGATGCCGCAAATGGACATTGTAGGTAACGCGTACGCTTACAACCAAGAAGGCGCTCTGCCTGGGATCGGATTCCGCGAAGTGAACGAAGGCTATGTAGAATCCACCGGTGTCATCAATCCAATGTCCGAAAAGCTGTACATTGCCGGTGGTGACGTAGACGTTGACCGTTTCCTCGTGCAAACACGTGGAAATATCAATGACATTCGCGCAATCCACACCGAAATGAAGGCGAAAGCGCTGGCGTTGGCTATCACGAACCAGTACTTCAACGGAGATCAAGCTGTGAATCCTAAAGGTTTCGACGGTTTGAAAAAGCGTCTGACCGGTAGCCAAGTCATTAGCGCCGGAACTGACGGCGCAACCCTGACTCAAGACATGCTCGATGAGCTGATTGACGCAGTAGAAGGCACCCCTGATGCTTTGTTCGTTTCCAAAGCTATGCGTCGCGAACTGAACAAGCTGCTCCGTGCTTCCAATCACTATGTGGAAAATGGTACCGACGCATTCGGCCGTCCTGTATCGACCTACTACGGTGTTCCGGTCCGTGTTATCGAAACTGATCAAGCGGGTAACGAAATCCTCGGCTTCAACGAGACGCAAGGTACCGCGAATGACACCGGATCCATCTATGCGGTGAAATTCGGGGCCGAACAATACGTTTCCGGTCTGCAGAACGGCGGCGTGTCCGTTCGTGACCTGGGCGAACTTAGTGAGAAGCCGGTGTTCCGTACGCGAATCGAATGGTACGCAGGTATGGCCGTATTCCATCCGAAGGCTGCCGCACGTTTGAAAGGTGTTAAACAGTCCAATTAATTCTGGCGGATCCTCGTGATCGCCTTTCGATAACGAAAGAAGGTGATTACCATTTTTACGATTAAAACGACGAACCCGAACTACAATGGAGTAACTGAGGGCGTCACTTTCGTAAATGGCGTAGCCGAAGTATCGGACGAATTCTTACGAAATGTACTTGTGAATAACTACGGATACATCGACGCGACGGAAGTAAAACCGACAACCGCGGCGGAATCCAAACCGGAGGGACCCGCAACCAAGCGTAAAGCCGACGGAAAATAACGGAGGTGTAACGAATGGCGGCAAATGTAGCGGACGCGACCGCATATATCACGAATTACTGTATTGATAACGAGGATTTCCTAGAAGCGGAAACTGCGAAAAAACAAACCATATTGAACGTCGCAGAACGGGAGCTTCAACGGAAATACCCGTCATATACGATTCCGGACTCCGCGGTGTACGAAACGGCTGCAGCGTTAGCGGTTGCGTTCAATGACACGAACAAACTCGCGGCGCAGGGCGTTCAATCGTTCTCGCTGTCCGGCGTGGCCTCGTTCCATTTCCGCGAAGGCACGAAGGATCTCGCGCAGCACATTCCGCAGACGGCGCTCGATTTGATCGGAGAGGCAAACGGTGTGAAACTGTCGCGGCGGGCCGTGGGATGGACGGTGTAGTAGCATGGCGATCATCCCGTTAAAGAACACGGTCACGATCACGCCCTCACTCGGGACCGACGAGTGGGACCGGCCAATTCCGGGTACCCCGTACACGCTGCGCTGCCGCATCCAGGAGGGCACGAAGCTAGTCCGGTCATCCACGGCGGGCAGCGGCGTCCACGGCGTCGCATCGCAGGAGGTCGTTTCGGTCGCGCAAATCTACTTCGACAAGGTTCCGCCGATCGGTATGAGCGACACGATCACGTACACCGACGAAAACGGCAACGTCAGGACCTATATGCCCATTTCAATCGAAATCAAAAGGGGACTGAACGGTAAGGCGTTGCTGACCGTGGTGAACGTATAGCGCTAGAAGCGCAAGGAGGCGAAGCCTGTGGCGCGCGATTTCGAATTTGACCTAACGAAGTTCCAGCGGGCGCTCGAGAAGGTCCCCGAAGTGGTCTATGCGGCCGCCAAACGGGGGATGCACGACGCGCTCGACGATTGGAAGCGCGAGGCGGTCGACGTGGCCCCGTTGGATAAGGGAACGCTTCGCCGCGGAATTAACCCGGGAGACATCGAGCAGGACTCGGGTGGCCTCACCGGTGAGATTAGCGCGGTGGCGATCGAGGACTGGAACGGGAAGCGGTTCAACTACGCCTACTATCTCCATGAGGTGAAGGGCCACATCGCGAACCCGACCACGCCCGGTACCGTTGCGAAGTTCCTCGACGAGCCCGCCGAGAAGCACGCGGACAAGTGGATGCGCGACATTGAGGCGGAGATCGAGGCGGAAGTCAAGAAGTACGGATTCTGACCACGGAGGTGAGCGGATTTGTCGCTTCAAAACGAGTTGGCGTCCGTCGCCTCCTTCGTGAAAACGGTGCTACCGGCGGCCACGCAAATCAAGTACGAGGTGCCGACGCAGCCGACGAAGGATAACGTGGTCGTCCGGGCTCTGACGAGCGATTTCGCGTCGGAGACCGGTTACCACTATCGAGTCGAGCGGACGTTTCAGATCGTCGCGTATGGGGCGGATTCCCCGTCCACGCTCGATAAGATGGACGCGATCGCGCGGAAAGTGAACGATGGCAAAACGATGATCCCAATGAAGGACTCGCTCCGGTATATCCGTTGCGGGTCCTTTTCGTTTGGAGCCCCGTTCAAGACCGAGAGCGGCGTGTACGCGTGCATCGGCGTGCTCCATACGGAGGTTCGCGAGGCACGGACGCAAGAGCAATACGAGAAGATCATGCACGTTTATCCGCGATATGAAATCCGGATTCCTATTGAGTAACCTACGAGGAGTGATTCGCTGATGGCAACAGGCGGCAAATGGGACCCGACGGCACTCCCAACGCGCCCAGGGCTGTACATCAACTTTGTTGAAGCAGCCGCAGCCCAAATCAAGGGCGGTGCGCGCGGTATCGTCGCGATCCCGTTGAAAACATACGCAGGAACCGCGACAGCCAAGACGTTCTACACGATTTCAAACGAGAAGCAGGCGAATGACCTGTTCGGATCCGCTAATATCCAATCGGTCAAACTTGCGCTCCAAGGCGGCGCGAAGGAGGTCCTCGTCTACACGCTACCTGCGATCGACGGCGTTGACGTGACCGAGGCGGAAGCGTACGCGGAGGCCTACGAGGCGTTCGAGGCGCGCCCGTTCAACGTGTTCGTGTTTGACGGAGAGGTTCCGAATCAGCTTGACGAGGCGTTCGCGTGGGTCAAGAAGAACCGCGACGAGGGCAAGCACTTCTTCGTCGTGTTCGGGGGCTCCGCGGCCGACGACGCTGATCCAGCGGTGGGGAACACGCGCTCCAACACATACGAGGACGACTACGTACTCAACCTGATCGAGGGCGGCAAACTCGGGTCCGAAACGTACAGTTCCGGCGAGTATGCGGCATACGTCGCGGGGCTTGTCGCGGGGACCCCGATTAACCGTTCGATCACGTACGCGGTCGTTCCGTTGGATGACGTGTCTAAGCGCTTGACCAACTCGCAGATCACCACGGCGCTGGCGGCAGGCTCGCTCGTTCTCGTCCACGACGGCGAGAAGGTCAAGGTCGAGCAAGGTCTCGTTACCTCCGGCAAGAAAATCCGGATGATTAGCGCTCGTCAAGCGATTTCGACCGACGTTACGAAGGCGGCGGCCGACAATTACATCGGCAAACTCGACAACAACCGGGACGGCCAGGCGGCGCTCATTTCGGCGGTTAAGGCGTATCTCGAGCGGCTGGAATCGGCAAACGTGCTGATGGACCCGGTCGTGACGCTCGATCCGCAGTACGAATCTATCGGGGATTCCGTATACTTGCTCATTTCCTACGTGGAAGTTGACAGCATGGAACGAATCTTCCTGACCATCAACGTATAAGGACGGTGATATAGCGTGCCAGCATTAGATTCGACGCGGACCATTAACGGTAAGTTCGGCGAGATCTGGAAGGACGGTCGTTGGTTGAGCAACTTCCACACCGGGGAAGCGGTCGCCGAACTCCAATACGAGAAAGTGAAACGGTCAGGGAAACGGGCCGACGGGAATAAGGTCGCGGGGATTGAGTATACGGGGTCGATCACCGGTTACAAGGTAACGTCCGAACTCGCCCGTGAGGTAGGCCAAGTGTTTGACGACCGCAAAGGTGCGCTTGTTTGCGAATTGATTATGAAGCTCGACGATCCGGAGGCGTACGGTTACGAACGCGTTCGATTGAAAGGGGTTCAATTCACCAAAGTCAACGTGATCAGCTTCGAACATGGAGCGATCGTGGATGAAGAGTGGCCGTTTGTTTACGATGGTGTTGAATGGCTCGACGCAATTACGGAGGAATAATCGGTGGGCGGCGCAGGTCGCCCTTTTACTTTGAAAACAACCCTACGGAGGATGATCGATAGATGGATGCACTACAAGCATTACTCGGCGCGGACTTGAAGATCGAAAAGGAAGTCCCTATCAAACGGCTCGGCGTTAACTTTACGATCAAGGCGATTGACGGTGACATGATCGCGAAAATCCAAGAGGAATGCACGTACCACACGGGCAAAGGCAAGAATCGCGAGAAAGTCGTGGATGAGCAAAAGTTGGGCGCCCTGTTGATCGCAAAAGGATGCGTCAGCCCCAACTTCGGGGACCAACGCTTGCTCGACAAGTACAAGGCGACGGATGCGGCTGACTGCGTGAAAAAGGCGCTACTGGCCGGTGAGATCGCGAAACTGTCCGGCGCAATTCTTGAGCTCTCCGGGTTCGACGACGATGGCCTCGACGAAGTAAAAAACTAATCCGCGCGGGTGGCGAGGCGTATCTCATCCACGAGATTTTCCAGCGCCACGGCATCCCGCCGCAAGATGTCTACAATGCGCCGGAACGGTACAAACGGTTCATGTACGGTAGCATGATGCTCGTCCTCGAGGAGGAAGAGAAGGCAAGAAAACAGATAGAGAAAGGAGGCAAGCGATAATGGCGTATGATTTGGTCGCGCGATTACGGTTGCGTGACGAGATGACCGCGAAGCTCAGGCAAGCAGCGCGCTCAATTTCGCAGACACGCGGCATCGTCGACAAGTTAACCGGTGGCCTCACGAAAGCACAAGTCGCGAACGCAGCGCTGTCGGCAACCGTGAATCTTACGACGCGCTCGTTCAAGACGATGGGTACCGTTGCGAACACGGCGTTCTCATCGGCGCGGTCGGGTGCAACTGGCGTAACCAGTCAAATTACGGCACTTGCGGCAGCAATCGGGGGCGCGGCGGCTGCGTATAAGCTGTTTGATATGACAATCGGTGAATCCGCGCGCTTTGAATTGTCAAAAACGCAGATCGAGGCGATGTTCCAGGATCAGAAGAAAGCGTCGCAATACATGGCGATGATCCAAAAGCGAGCAATTGATTCCCCGGTCCTCTCCGAAAAAGACATGTTCGCCAACTCGAAGGGCCTCGTTGCGATGACGAAGGATTTGAAACAGTTGGATAAAGCGTGGAACATCGTCGAGCGAATGTCCGCGATGGACCCGGTACAAGGGATCGAGGGCGCTACGTTCGCGTTACGGGAGTTAATGAGCGGTGACGCGATCTCGATGGTGGAGCGCTTCGAAATGCCTCGTTCTGTGATGAACAGCATTAAGAAGTTGCCCATCAAGGAACAATTAATCGCGATGGATAAGTTACTGAACAAGATGGGATTCGGCAACCAGTTTATTGAGAAAATGAGTGCGGAAGCGATTCCGCAATGGGAAAAGGCACTCGAGAAGGTACGCGCCGCGCTTCGGAAAATGGGCGAGGACGGATTGCGGAAGATCGAACCGTTGCTCGTTCGCTTTAACGATCTCTTGGATAGTCCGCAGATGAAGAAGTTCACGGAATATGGGGGAGACCTAATCGCGGGTACGTTCGAGGCGATCATCCAAGCCGGAAAGTCGGCGGCTTCTTACTTCGAATCGCATTTCGTCAGCAACCCCGCGTTTCAGAAGTTGCCGGATATATCAAGCAAAATTTCTTTTGTCATAGACGATTTGACAAAAACATTCGATTCGTGGCTGAGCAGTGGCGGTCAGAATATGCTTAACGACATAGGCTATCGGACTGTGAGCGCTGTGGCTAAAGCGATAGAGGATAATAAACAACTCCTAGTCAATGCCGGATTAGTAGTCGGTAAAGCGCTCGGTGACACGATTCTTTCCTCAGCCGTGGGTGTATTTAGTGATTTATTCACAGACCCGATGCAGTATGGGACCGCGTTCCAAGAACGTAAAGCACGTAACGCCCAAGAGACTTTCGGCTTTCTTGGCGTACCGCAGCCGTCTGCCGCTGAAATCCTGGAACGCGCGGAGAGATCAAAACGGAACATGGCTTGGTTCGATAATATGTTAAAGGGATTGGGTATCGGATCCGGGGTAACAACGCCCACGGAAACAAGGGTATACGGTCCCCCACACCCTTCCGCGATTAAAGCGAAATACACCCCGCAGGAATTCAGATACCGTCGCGAGGAGTCGAAGGCGGCACCCGCCAGCGTAAGCAGACCAATCACAATTAACATGCAAGGTCTGACCATCCGGGAAGAGGCGGACGTGGAGCGGATCGCTCAACGATTGGCCCGAGAGATGCAATCTGTTCAATAAGCGGAGGTGATACGTTGGCGAACATACAATTTTGGCTCTCGTTCAATAACGGAGCGGAACGGTTGCAACTACCGGTGAACCCTCCGTCCATATCCGTATCGTCCTCGCATGGTTTCGAGGACATCGAAGTCTCGCACTTAGGCGAATACACCGTAATCGGTGACGCCAGGTTGCGGGACTTTTCTTTTTCCTCGTTCTTCCCGCGCGACTACAACCCGTCCTACTGCGAGTACCAAGCGATTCCCGATCCGTGGAGCGCGGTGCAGACGATTGAGCGGTGGAAGGCTTCGCGTAAGCCCATTCGATTGACCATTACGGGGACCCCGATTAACGTCGCGGTGACCATCCGGTCGTTCAACTACGAGCCGGAGCGTGCGGGCAATCCGGGTGACATCTACTTTGACCTCTCGCTGAAAGAGTACGTGTTCGTTGACGCGTCCAAAGTGGAGATCGCCGGTAACACCGCGAAGGTAAGCGGAAAGCCCTCCCGTCCTAGCGCGCGCGAGGTTCCGAAAACCTACACGGTGAAGCCCGGCGATAACCTGACGAAAATCGCGCTCAAGTACGGGGTCAATTCGCGTGACTTATACGCGAAGAACTCGAAGGTCATCGGGAAGGATCCGAATCTCATCCGGCCTGGCCAAAAGTTGGTGCTCGCATGAAGATCGACGTGTTGTACGATGGGGCTCCGTTGATGCACCAATCGGTTACATGGTCGGGGGACGTCACGCAGGCAGCGCGGAGACTCGATGTGTCGTTGGTCAATACGGTGGATGGGCGGAAACAGGCGCGCAAGATCGAGCATGGCAAGGAGCTCCGTCTCCTCTACGACGGGAAGGAACTGTTCCGCGGGGTCGTCTTCTCGTTCGATATTGATGCGCGCGGACGGATGAACGTGGCCGCGTACGACGAGAACACGTATCTGGCACGGAACCAGGACACGAGGATCTTTCGTGGGAAGACCGCATCCGGCATCGTGAAACAACTTTGCGCCGAGTTCGGGATCCCGACGGGGACCATCATGGACACCGGCTACGTGATCCCGAAACTGATCCTTCGCGACAAGACGTTGTGGGAAATGATGATAACGGCGCTTACCTACACGCGAAAGCAGACGGGTAGGCGCTTTTTCATTACCTCGCGCGAGGGGAAACTGCAGCTCCTCGAACGGAAGGAGCAAATCGTCCGGTGGGTTCTCGAGAACGGCCGGAACATCATCGACGCTTCCTACGCGCAATCAATCGAGGACATGCGGACGCAGGTGAAAGTGGTCGGGGGCGACCCGGAAAAGAAGCCGATCGTCGCCACCGTGAAGGATGACGCGCTAATCAAGCGGTTCGGAATCATGCAGCATCTCGAAAACGTGGACCCCGATATGACCGCGTCACAGGTTCAGCAGCGCGCGAAGGAACTGCTCGCTCAACTCGGAACGATCGACGATGAGGCGCGAGTGGAGGCGCTCGGTAACCCGGACGTAACGGCGGGAACCGCGATCTATGTCCGCGAGTCCATGACGGGCCTCGTCGGGGGCTTCTACGTGACCGCCGATACCCATACGTTTGCGGGCGGGAAGCACACGATGTCGGTCACGTTGAGCGCGACCGATGACCTTCCGACGATGGAGTACGAGGAACCGCGCGAGAAGAAGCAAAAGAAAGGCGAGGGCGCCGCAAGCCTATCGGAGGTCTTACGCCAAATTGACGAACTCGGGGAGGGATAGCGTGTGGAACGATTGGAGGGCTCCGGCCTTAGCCAGCTTGTGCAGGCAATCAAGAAGGTCGGATTCAACCCGTATGACAAGTTCGAACTCGCCACCGTTATTTCCGCGCCTCCCGACCTTCGGATTCAGATCGACAACATGCGGGAGGTCCTCGAAAAGGACGACGTCCTGGTCGCGGAGCACCTCACGCGGCACAAGCGGATCGTCACGATCACGCACGAAGAGGGCAAGGAGCGGAACGTCGGCGACATGACCCC